TACTATACAAATCCCCTTCCGTTTTTACCCTGCTTTAGCCGCTGGTTTGGCCTATTATATAGCCCTAAAACGTGCTCCAGACCGCGTTCAGATGCTAAAAACAGTGTATGAAGAGGAATTGACTCGTGCAATGGACGAAGATAGGGACCGTGCGTCTTTCCGCGTTGCTCCAGACTTGAGGAATTACCGCTATGTCTAAGTATGCTACGGGCAAGTCTGCATACGGCATATCTGATCGTTCTGGGTTCCGTTATCGCCTAAGAGACATGAGAAAAGAGTGGAACGGCCTTTTAGTCGGTAAAGACGAGTGGGAACGCAAAGAACCTCAACTTGATCCTCTTAGGGCCACTCCTGATCCACAGGCCCTTAGAAATCCACGCCCAGAACAGAATTTGCCTGAGCAACGGAACATACAGTACGGGTTTAATCCTGTTGGGTTTAACAGCATTCTTGGTTTAACCCCCCCTAGTAATTTAGAATCTGTTGGCGAAATAAGCACAGTAACAGTAACCACTGTTGTGAACCCAGATGCGGAGAACATAGCGTATATGGCAGGACTGTCTGCGCCAGCATTTGTTGATTCTGTTACAATTATTTCTGGTAGCTCAACAGCTTCAAGATTTGATAGTACATCTGTAACATTAGATTCCACCACAAAAACATTTGACGAGGGATAAGACATGGCAAAGCAAGCAGTAGGCATAGGATCGTCGGCTAACGATGGAGCAGGAGATACTCTTCGTGCAGGTGCAGATAAAATTAATGATAATTTTGATGAAGTATATGCAGCTTTAGGAAACGGCACGACACTAACGGACATAATAAATTCTGATGGGATTATAGATGTAAGTTCTGGTGCAAACAGAATTGTGTTTTATTATGCAAATCTTAGCGACTTACCTAGTGCGGGAACATATCATGGCGCAGTGGCGCACGTTCACGCGACGGGAGGGTTGTACTTCGCACACGCTGCCGCATGGGTTAGATTAAATGATGAGACAACTGGACCTGTGACTAAATATACTGCGGGTGTAAACGGATCGTCCGCATTTACATTTACTGGCCCCGGAGCTACATCTGGAAACAACCCAAACTTTACTTTTTATAAAGGACATACTTATTTGATTGATAATACAGCAAATGTAAGTAGTCATCCTTTACAAATAAGAGTCTCATCAGGAGGGTCTGCTTTTACAACAGGGGTCACTGAGAACTATAACTCTACTACAGGGTTAACACAGTTCATCATACCGCACGAACCAAGCGATACATCTTTAGTGTATCAATGCACAAACCATAGTGGTATGGTTGGAAACATAACAATAGTGTGATGACATGAGTTTTACATACACGCTGTACTACTATTGCACAAACCATAGCGGTATGGGGGGTCAGATTAACACATGAGCTATACTTACACCACATTAAAACAGGCTATATTAGATTATACTGAAAACGATGAAACTACGTTTGTAAGTAATCTTCCTGTTTTTATTAAAAACACAGAAGAACGTATTTTAAAGAATGTTCAGTTGAGTTTGTTTCAAAAGAACGACGCTGGAGCAATGTCGGCTTCTAATAAATTCTTAGGGGTCCCTAGTGACTTTTTAGCGCCGTTTGCTTTGTCGTTTACCAATAGTTCTGGAAACTACGTTTTCTTAGATTTTAAAGATTCCAACTTTATTCAGTCTTTTAATCCTAATCCTGCCGCAACAGGCGCTCCTCGTTATTACGCTCAATATGATTTAAACAATTTTATTTTAAGCCCAACCCCTGACAGTGCTTATGCGGTTGAACTTAGTTACTTCTATCGTCCAACCAGTTTAACTAAGAGCCAGACCACGTTTTCGGTGGCATATACTGGCGGAACAGTTTTTTCTGCTGGAGAAACTATTATAGCAACTCCTGCTGGCGCAACTGCGTCTGTCGAAAACTCTTCGTTTGTTGTTACTGGAACAACTGGGGCTGGCAACACAACCTTGACTGCTAACTTCCCTGCGGGAGTTACAAGTTCTTACCCGCGAGGAACAGCGGCTTCAGGAACAGCTTTGGTGGGAAACACCAGTGGGGCTGTTGCGGTAATTAATAGCGTTCCCAGCGGAACAACGTCAGAAAAGATTGTTCCAGACATTACTGAAACTTGGATTAGTGAAAACGCAGACTTAGCTCTTTTGTATGGAAGTTTAATGGAAGCTTATGTATTTATGAAGGGCGAACAAGACATGCAAGCTTTGTATGAGAAGCGTTTTGTAGAAGCTATTATGGGCCTTGGGGGACTTGGCGAGAGCAAAGAGGTTACGGATGAGTATAGAACTGGACCAGTGGTGAGGCAAAAACAATGAACAATATGTCTTTTGGCGTATCAATGTCTAATGATTTTAAGGTGGGAGTGGAAACTACGGATAACCGTGGCTTTACTCCTGAAGAAACCGCGAAGCGTTGTGTAAACAAGATTATAAATGTTTCCGAAAATGCGCCCACCGAAATACGGGATCAGGCGTTTGCGTACCGAGAAGAGGTTGAGAAAGTCGTAGCTATCTATATGAAACAGGCTATTCAAAGTGACCGAACTACGGTATATAATGCAATAAAAGATGCTGGTCAGTTAAAATTGGCAGAATATATAAGGAAAATGTAAATGGCTTTTAACGGCAACTTTCTATGCACTTCGTTCAAAGTAGAATTGATGAAGGGTGTTCATAATTTCACCGCGGCAAGCAATCAGTTCAAGTTGGCTCTGTACACCAACAGTGCTACTTTTAATGCTGCAACTACTGCATACACCTCTGGCAACGAGATCAGTGGTACAAACTACACGGCTAAAGGAAACTTTTTAACCAGTGTTACGCCTGTGGCTAGTGGCACAACTGCTCTGGCGGATTTTGCGGATGAAGTTTTCTCAACGGTCACAATATCGGCTGTTAGGGGTGCTTTAATATTTAACGAAGCCGCTTCGGGAGATCCAACGGTTTGTGTATTAGATTTCGGCGCGGACAAAGCGGCGAGTTCTGGCGACTTTACCATTGTGTTCCCAACAGCGGATGCGTCTAACGCGATTATCCGGATAGCCTAATGTCTACTAAAGTAGCGTTTATAGGTTGGAACAGTGCAACAAGGGCTTGGAACACAAGCACTTGGAACACGAGTCCTGCTTTTGCGCTCACTGCTACAGGGGCTGTTGGTCAAGCAGTTCAAGAAGGCGATGCTGTTGTATCTGTTACAGGGTTAGCAGGAACAACTGCGTTAGGTAACATCTTTTCTACAAATGTAGGACTTAGCTCTACTTCTTCCATTGGAGCTATTTCTACAACAAGAGGCGATAAAGCGTTTGTTACTGGAATTGCAGGAACCTCTGCGGTAGGCAACGTCTTTTCTACAATCGTAGGTTTTAGTGTTACTGCCTCGGTTAACAGTGCAACGGCTGGAGCAGTTGGTAAGGCTAATGTCTTTGTAACGGGCGTTACTTGTACAGCAGTAGTAGGAAATCTAGAAAACCCACCTTGGGGGCAAATTATTCCAGATCAGAACCCCCGCTTTTTAAATATAACGCCTTCTCAAGACCCTTCTTGGGCTAACATTGAGAATGGTCGCGCAGCATAGGATAATAAAATGGCTAGTGTATATACAAATGACTTACGGTTAGAGGAAATCGGCTCCGGCGAACAATCGGGTTCTTGGGGCGATACAACTAACACTAACTTGGAACTGATTGCAGAAGCTTTTGCTTTTGGAACTGAAGCAATTACAACTAACGCCGACACACACGCAACTACTATTGCAGATGGGGCCTCAGATCCCGGTCGTGCGTTGTTTTTGAAGTACACCGGAACTTTGGATTCGGCCTGTACGATAACATTGGGGCCAAACACGGTCAGTAAGATGTGGTTTATTCAAAACGCCACTTCTGGCTCTCAAAACATTATTATTTCTCAAGGGTCTGGGGCAAATGTTACTATTACCGCAGGACAAACCAAGTCAGTTTACTCTGACGGGGCGGGGTCTGGAGCGGCTATTGTTGACGCCTTTGCTACGCTTAACGTGGTGGACTTGTTGGTTGATGACGCTTTGACTGTTACGGGTGCAGCTAGCTTTGCAGCAGATATTATTACGGCTTCGGCGGGTACATCTAACTTCAGAGCAGGCGTTAACGCAGGTAACTCAATAGCCTCTGGCGGTAACTACAAC